GTATTTGATGGCATGATTGTTCCTTTAAAAATGGGAGCCGAAGCCCCCATTTATGTTTAGGCTATGCGATACAAAGTCCAAGCACCGTCACCAGTTTTTACTGCACGATACATTTGCGATGTACCAGCAGTAGTCACAGTCATCAAGCCTTGTGAGCCAGATGAACCGATAGACCAACCAGTATTGGTAGTGATGGTAATCACACCAGAGCCTGAGCCGTTAGTGTTAACCACAACAAAGTCAAAACTGCTATTGACTTTAGCGCTAGACAAGGCTGCGTCTAGATCAGTAGCCAAAGGCAAGGTGTAAGCCGCTGCTGTGGTGGTAGGAGTACCCAAAATAATACCGTTCAGCAATTGAGCAGTTGTCAGCGTTGCCGTGACAGTTGCCGTTGCTGGAGTAGATTGAGTCTCCATTTGCATTTCATTAATATTGCCGTCACCAAGTTGGTAACCGCCTGCGCCATTAGGTAAAGCCATGATATATATCCTTAAAAATAGTTACGGAATGAAGCCCCCGAAGGGGCATTCAAATTAGCCCCAAATGCGACAAGCCATTTGTGGACGGATGGTGCTGTAGCCATACAGTACGTCAATACGGCAAGGCATACGGTCATTGTTGATATCGTACTGGCGCACAACACGCAAGCTGATACCGTTATGAACAGCGCGAGCAGCCATGTCAACACCTTGTGGGAGCAACAAGTCAGCAGTAGCGAAAGTGATCGCATCTTTGTGATAGACCAAGTTCTGTGGGTACTGAGTAGAAGCTGTTCCAACAAACACGACAGCTTTGCTTGTAGCAGGCAAAGTCAACATGGTTGCCAAAGCGCTTGATGCTGAGTACATAGGAGCCACGGTCACAGTAGCAGTTGTGGTGCTTGTTGAAGAAGCCAAAGCCACGAACTGGAACAACGAACCAGTGGATTCACGGGTTTGTGGGTTCACAGCGTAACAATCAGCAATCGTAAACACGTCACCAACAGCGATGGTCTCACCAGAACCGACAGTCAATGTCAGAGTAGATGCACCTTCAGAGGTCACAGCAGCGCCAGTGGTGTTACCCGTAGCGGCGCGAGTGCCTGTTGAGTGTTGCTTGATAGACTGAGACATGTTGACTTCATCAAAGCCCAACACGCCAGTACCCATCATGCCATTACGGAATTGCTTGCTGATAGTGTCTGTAGGATTGAACAAACCTTTCATGCCTTCAACCAAACCAGCGTTAGCGGCTGGGTTAACGGTAGCGTAACGTGGAGACATCACAGCGGCGTTTTCGTTCAGTTTCTGTTGGGCTTGCAACAAGACCAAAGAAGTTGAAGGAGTGGTGCCTGGTGTGCCAACGGTGTTACCAATGGTCTTATAAGCATTAGCAACGTCAGCATCAATAGAAGATGCCAATTGGCTAATACGGGGCTTCAACACACGCTCTGCGAAGTCATCCAATTGCATGGTCAATTCAGCAGATGTGAAGTTGACACCGATATGCTTTTGGCTGGCTACAGACAAGGTGGTGAATTGCTCGTTGTCGTCTTGAACTTGCAAGGCGGCACCGTCAGTCACCAGAGCGCGGTCAGGTAAACGGATACGGAGAGTTGAACCGATTTTTGCACCTTCGACAGCGAAGCTATCGTCGTACTGGCGGTTCACGTTGCGTGTGAGTACTAGATTGTTCTCGAGGATTTCGAGAGCCTTTCTAGTAATCATGTCAATGGTTAAGATACTGTTAGACATGGAAAAAATCCTTTAAAAATTAATTAGCGGGTCTGCGCTTCCCACTTTTTACGCTGTCTTGCTCTTTCTGCTTCAATCCACTGCGAGTCCGTCATGGTCTTGGTAGACCTTGGGTCTGTAGTGTCATAAGCAGGCGATCCAGTAGATCGAGCAGTGACAGGCGAAATAGGTGCTGGCGCTGAAGTTGTTCTCTTGACTGGGGGATCAGATGCTAATTTAGCCTCAATCTTCCCAATCTCTTTTGCCTGCCCAAGTGGAGCCATGCGCGAGATGCGATCTGCTTCTTTGGGGTTAGAACCGAGGTAGTAAGCTAACTCAGGACCAACATCAGAGAATTTGATCGTTTCAGCCATCACTTCTGTGATTGGAAGTTTTGGGTTATACGCGACTTGTTCAAAGTCATCGTATTTACTCCGCGCTTCTTCTTCACGGTCATGGTAGCTTTCAAGAACTTCCGATCTTTGCTTTTCAGCATCACGCTGTGCGACTAGTTGTTGTGCTTTCTGAAGTGCCAATGCGTCTGCATAGGCTTCAGTAGACTCAAACTGGTCAGGCGAGGCTGTTGGCGCTGATCTCAACGTCTGTTGTTCAGACTGACGCTGTGCTTGTTCTCGTTCCCACTTACGTTGCTCTCTTGCGAGGCGTTTGCCTATCGCAGCGTCTAGTTCTTCTTGTGTGAAGGTCTTCGATACTACTTCTGGCGTTTCCGACGTTTGAACTTCAGTCTCTGGGGTGGCCGTCACCGTAGGAGCTGGCGCGGAGTCAACTTCCGCTAGGTTTTGTTGGACTTCTTCAGTCATTTCAATGAATCCTTGGATTCCTCGGTGAACCTCACCGATACGGTTTTTACTAATATATCAGATATTAGAGTTATGCACTAGCCCTAACCCAAGATGTTGTTGCTTCATCCCAAGAATAGCGTTGGTCATCTGTTGGCATTGCGACAGGCGCATACCATTGGCAAATTTGTTCATTCAAAAGCCAACTTTGGAATGGTTGAGGTGGAATAAACGCATCGCGTTCACTGTCATAGGTGTAACCAATACCAGCGTAATTTTTACGGATATTGTTGTTGTAAGAAGTGCGCTTGCAAACCTGTCCACGAATGTTTCCGTAATACTGTTCCCAATCGTGAGTTAGATCGGTTTCATCTTTCCCGACGATGACCTCGGTAACGATGTTGTTTTCATCTAAAAAAGCATAATGTGCCATGTCGTATCCTTAAACCGTAACGGTATCCGTACCAACCGTAAAGGTATAAACATGATTCCCGCCTGTGTTGGCGTAGCTGTAGGTAAGTCCTGCACCGATGCTTGTTAGTTGAGCCTTGGTATTTGGGTAACTCAAAATCACAACTCCAGACCCACCTGAACCACCGTGTACAGTAGTGCTACCAGTGTAAGAACCGCCACCACCACCACCTAGATTTACTGTACCGTCAACACCGTTTCCAGAAACTCCTGTGCCAGAAGCACCACCGCCACCTGTGCCACCTGTGCCACCATCGTATGCACCGCCACCACCCGCATAAGTTACGGATGAGCCAGAAATGCTTGATGATAATCCATTACCTCCAGAACCACCCGTAGCACCAGAGAACGTGCCACCTACCGCACCCGCACAGCCACCGCCACCACCTGAGTTATAGAGCACTCCACCAGCGCCGCCACCTCCGTTATTGCCTCCAGTAGTTCCAGTACCGCCAGAAGTATTTGAACCAGCATACCATTGCCCGCCACCACCGCCAGAACCACCATTAGCACCTGTGCTATTTGCTGATTGGCTTGCACATCCACCACCACCACCACCCGTTGATGTGATAGAACTGAATACTGAGTTGTTGCCGTTACTTCCTTTAACATCTGTATTTGCTGTCCCGTAAGGACCGCCAGCACCGACTGTTACAGTAAAGGAAGCGCCTATGGAGAATGCGGTAGCAGTACGAAATGCACCTGCACCGCCACCACCACCAGCGCCTTGTCCAGTTACTCCAGAAGCACCACCACCACCACCAGCAACGACAAGATAGTCAACTTCCGAGGGTGCAGGAAGCCTACCCCCAGCCAAAAAAAAGTTTTTAGCCGCGAACATTACGGGGTATACCCTTGGGCAATTGAACCGTACCAGTTTGTGCCGTCAGCAATAAAGGTCAGAATGTCCATCTTGCCAGCAGTCGCTGTAATTGTTGGCGCACCAGCAGTTCCCCATTTGACTGAGGTGAAAGTTGCTGTGCCGTTACCCGTAGTTGCCGCTTGTTTCAGCAATAACACAAAAGACTTGCCAGCCACGTTTGCAGGCATTGTGAATGTGCAAGCTGTGGATGCTGTCAGGGTTGCAGTTTGCACCGTACCGTTGGTCAATGCCAAGGTAGACGCACTAGTCACTGTGCCAATGACAACAACCGCTTCGACATAGTTAGTCACTGTTGGATTGTTAAATAAGCCGTTAGCGCTTACCTTAGTAGTTGCGCCACCTTGCACAATTGGCAATACCTCAGTACCCGCTAGGGGGACTGTTGCGCTCGGTAGAGCAGAGATTTTTGTATCAGCCATTTATCACTCCAACAAAATTAGACCGCCATCCTCTTGAACGAGGTTGTCACCGATCTCAGTTAAAAGATTGCCCTGCACCGTTGCATCGGCATACCCAGACAAAAAGGAAATAATGCTTCCAAGACCAATGGAAACACCATTCCGAATAGGGATGCCAAAGTAACTCATTGTGAGTTCATTGGTTTGCAGTAGATCGTGCCACCAGTAGACACTTGGATCGCGCTCACGCGCCATGTTCCGCTAACAGTAGCAGGCACTTTGAATGGGATTGGTGTGAACGGTGGGATCGGTGTACTAGCTGTTGTGGCTGTAACGCCTTCACCAACCAAGACATAACATGCTTGGTCAGACCAAACCACTACGCCTTGAGCGCCAGCAGGCCAGACACCAGTTACGCCAGCAGTGCCAGTGTAAGAAATAGACCTAGCTGGGAAGTTACTGTCTGCTAACGGGTTTAAAAGTTCCATGATGTGTCCTTATGCCAAGAATTTTAGTTTATACAACGTGCGAAGATAGACTTCAATGATATTGTCAATTAATTGTTGCAACGACATATCAGTCTTATCTACCACTTCATATCGTGCATCTTCGATCTGTTTTAAAGAGTCTTCCAAGAATTCTTGGATGTTAGATGTCTTCTTTGCCGAATGCAAGGTGATTGGACCAATTAGACCATGACGGCCTTGGTAGGCTTCCGCAAAGTCATCTGCAACGCCAACAATGCGCTCATAAAAAATGTTTAGTGCCGTGTGTTTGCTAAAACTGCGAGTGTTTAGATGCACCGAGTGAGCAACATCACGGGCTAGGAATAGGATTCCTATAAATTCAGCGGCTTTCATTGGGGCATTCCTTGTGGTGGCATTTGTTCTGGCATACCTTGTGGGGGCATCATCTCTGAAGGCATTTGTTGATATTCAGCAGATTCGGGCATCATTTCCATTGGCATAGATTCTTCACGCATTTCAGGCATCTGGTTCATCATGTTCTGTGATTCCATTGCCGCAGCTACAACGCCCATAGCAATATCTTGAATTTGCTGTTCAGACATGCCAGCTTGTACGGCAGCGATACGCTTAGTCTCTGCCTCATACATTTTGACTTGAGCCTCAAAGTCTTTGCGCTCTTGGTCTTGCATCTCCATAGACTTGCCCACGTTTTGGATCATTCCATGCATGGCTTCCATCTCTTGACCCATTGCTTGGATTTGTTGTTGCGCCGCTTGCAACGCTGGGTCTTCATCCCCGTCACCCAAGAACTTGGGATCAATCGTTTTGGCAAAGCGCTTGGACATTTCTTGCGCCCCTGGCCAGTCCATGTTCTTGATAAACAAGTCACCAGCGACCGCCCACAGTTGGGGGTTGCCTTGCAGAAGTTGAGCCATTGCCTCTAAAGCCTCTTGGCGCTTGGTGGCGTAGCCTGGCCCAGTAGTCGCAACCACATCGTATTTACCAATGCTAGGGTTATAAATCTTCTCAATCACAATACCTTCTTGGTTAACAATCTTGTTAACTGGTTGTGGCTGATCAGGATTAATCTTGACCATCTTTGTCTCGCCATCTTCCCCAATGATTCGCGCAATACGCTGTGTATCGTAGATTTTTGGAATTAGGTCAATCAATTGACGCGCAATGTGCTTAACACCACGGGCTAGGTTGTCACCATAGTGGTAAGTTCCAACATCACCCTCGCGCTGACGGGCAAGAATCGCTCGTCCTGATCTCTCGTTACTTCCCATTCCCAGAGAAGCGTTGTATTGACCAGTTGTAGACTTGATGTCTTCAGATGCGCCAGACTTGGCTTGCAACAAACCACTACTAGCCATTGGCGGTTGTGCGCGTTGCGGTAATGGCAAGACAGCGCCTTGACCGTCTGTTACATCAGGGTTGACTTCAAGGTAAGGCCAATTTGTGGTGTTTGCTGTTTTCCACTGGGTCTCATAACCCTCAAACTGACCACCGTAACCAATGAATGGCGCTTTAGGAGCCAATGCAAGCATCTCAGCTTCTTGGCTAACCCAGTAGTTGTACATGCGTTGTGCGTCTTTGGCGTTTCTCACCAAACCAGACACATACAAACGCCCATCTACTTCAAACTCGTTGCCGACAATACGAATGACGGGAATGTATTTGCCTGCCCAATCGCGTTGTTCAAGGATTTCGTAACCGTTGATCTTGCAATACCTAACCTTTGGACGGTCAGACTCGCGTGACTTCAACGGTTTGCCGTAAAAAGCCTTTAATTCTTTGTCTTCTGGAGTACCAGCAAACGCTGTCTGATTGCCAGGGTACAAATTCAGCGTAGCGCGGTCATAGTCAATGTAGTAGTAATCAGCAACGCGGATGGTGTCCTCGTTTAGCCAATTACTAATGGATTGATCACCGACACCCAATGATTGCAAAGTTGTAATGGGCGCTGCGTCTGGGTACATGCGCTCAAATTCGTCTTTGGTAATGTCTTCAGTGATAAAGCAATACTTAGCGTCTGCGCCAGTTGGGTCTTGGATCGTTGGGTCCATGTACACCGAGAAGCTGTTGCGGATGCGCCCAATCTTGATGTCTTGATCAAAGGTGTTGTCTTCGCAATACTCGGTCAACAGACGGATATAGCCTTCGCCATAAGCGACTTGGTTTTCACATGCGGTGTCATAAGCAACATCAGCGTCAGAGATGTATTCAATATGGCGAATCATGCCATTGAAAATGTCTGCAACTTCAACGTCAGCGTTGTCATCTACAGGGATTACTTTCGCACCAGGTCTATTTTGGCGCTGATCATTTGTGACTTGGCGCACATGCTGTGGCAGTTTGTTGATCGTTAGACACGGTCTGGCGTTGATGGTTTGACCTTGTACAGCACCACGGGTGGCGAGTACATCAGCAGGCCATTGCCAGTGGTTGTCAGGTGAGCCAGCGTAGAACTTTAGGTCATCTGTCTCATCTTCACGGGACTCAGACAGCGCAGACATTGCCATATCTAGCCTTGACCTTGCGGTGGCTAGTATGTCGGAGTCACTCTTTTTGGGTTTACCACCCTCGGAGACTGCACCCGCAGCCGCGATGCCTGTGTAATCAGCCATTATTTAATCTTGTTTAATACGCTGTCTACGGTTGCTTTGACATTGTTACCACTAGGAATAGTGGCATTTAATTTAGCCGTAGGTGAAGATGTTTCTTTATTGCGATCAGGCATCCCACCATTTTGAACCTTGGGTTCACGGGACACAATTTTGCTAATTTGTTGGGTTGTAGATTTCATTTTTTACCTTTGGACATGGGTTTTTGGGCTGCGCGTTTCTCACTGTAAGCAATTGCCACAGCTTGCTTAACTGGTTTGCCAGAAGCAATCTCAGCTTTTACATTCTTGCGAAATGCTTCTTTGCTTGCAGATTTTACTAGTGGCATTATTTCTTCTTTGCTGTTTTAGCAGAGTTTTTAAAATCTTTGGCAGTTGGAGCGTTTTTGCTACCAACTTTGTTCATCTTTTCACCAGAACCAGCTTTGATGCGTTCTTGTTTAGCGTGAATGTTGGCGTAAAGCCCTTGTTTAGTTGCCATGATCAACACTTCCATCGTTTCAGGGCTGCCTTGGCGCGTTCACCATCTTTGGCGTTAGCGGCTACTGCACCCATTCTTGCACAAAATGAATCCTTGCGACCTTGGTCTGCCTTGGTTTTGGGGTTTGGCGCTGGCGGTTTGAGGTTTGAACCAGTTTCGCGGTTGTACTTCTCGCGCCCTTTGGCGGTCAACCCTGCGCCCTTAGACACTGGGAGTTTTTCGCCTCGACCTACGCTTAGAGATACAGATTTTTTCATGCACCCATCCAACTTGTTGATACTGAACTGCCTTGAGAGTTTATGCGGTGAGTAGGTTCAGTGTACTCTCTGTGCGCTACAGGAAAGGCAAAAGTGACAGCGATAGCATCGGCCGCGTCTGGTGAAGCCAACCCTCGTGCTTTCATTTCCTTCTTTCCCTCTAAAAATATCGTGCCAGATGAATTGGGCTTCTTTGTTGGCCCAGTTAAATCAGCTTTTAGTTGTCTATCGGACGGAATACTAGCAGATTTTAACCAGTTTCGCATGTCGTTCCACATTTCAGCGCGTTTGTTGCCAAATGCTTGCGAGTGTTTTGCCTTGTTACCAAAGTTAACACCACGCACCTTGTATCTTTGCTCTGTCAATCGATCAAGAATGCCATATCCCAAACCGCCTTCGTCAATGACTGTGAGCGCAGGCTTGTATTCCTCTATTGCGTCAATCACTCTGCCGACAATTTCCATTGTGTCTTCGCCCTTATAGCGCTTGATTGCCACAATATCTCGCCCTTGTCTAACAGCAATGACCGTAGAGTCTGCGCCACCACGGGCTGGGTCAACCCCCACAATCGTAGGGGCGGTTAAGTCTTTCCACTTTTCCCTCTTCATTGCGTCATCCACAATCATGGGGCTAATGAACTGGTCTTCGCCTGCGGAGGGGAACTCTCCGTATACCTCGACCTTTGCTTGGCTAGAGTCTTCGCCATATTCGGAAATAATCTGCTGATAGACTGACTTGTCGGTGTCTTCCACCGTCCTAGCGTCCACAATCTTAGATGTCCAAAAGTCTCGTTTGGCATGAAAGCACTCAAAGAAGTAACCCTCGTTTCTACGCGGATTGGAGAATGCAAACCAGTACCTATCGGGTGTGTTCTCGGTAAAGAAGCCTGCCCCCACCTCCCAGATCGGGTTGGGGATACCGCTAGATTCGTCAAAGATCAGCATCATGCCGTCTTGGTTGTGGACACCAGCGTAAGAGTCTGGGTTTTCTGCTGACCAGAGCTTGCCCTCACACGCCCAGTATCTTGTGCCTTTTTTAAGATCGCGCTCGACAAGTTCTGTTAACCATTGGGCAGGGACTAGCTTTGTCGCTGAAATCTCCCACCAATGACTATTGATCAGCATGGCTGCCCATTTAGTCAATTCAGCCCATGTGACCGAGCGCAATTGATTCTCTGAGTTAGCGCTCACTACTACAGAACCGCCAATACGGGTGGTGAGCATCCAAAGGATAAGCCAAGATACTAAGGCAGATTTACCGATACCGCGCCCAGAGGAGACAGCCATGCGGATGGTGTCGTAATCAACTAAGCCTTTTTGCTTTTTTATGTGGGCGGTTATGTCTCGCAAGACTTCGCGTTGCCATTTTCTTGGACCTGAGAAGTTAGCCAAAGGCGTATTCTTCTGCCCCCAAGGGAACGCAAACAACACAAAGGCTTCTGGATCGTCTGAAATGGCAGGCGACCAAAGCTCCACCATCAGTTTTTGTTCTTCTTCGCTTTTGTATATGGGCAGTTGCATTTAGTTATGCCATAGCATTTGCAAGATTATTTGTAATTGATGCTAATGGTTGACCTTTTTTAACGGCATCACGCATTTCTGGGGTAATGTCTAAATAACGCACTGGTTCACCACCAGGCACTCCGCGACCAGTTTTGATGCGTGTTTCACCAACCTGTGCGCCATATTTTTTGCCAAGTTTGTTCAAGAAATTAGGATATACCTCGTCATAATACTTTTTCATGCCTTCGCCACCGACAGAAAGATCAAGCCCAGACAATGTTCTTTCTTGAGATGGAAGTCCAGTTCTTTCATTTTCTTTGACTGATTGATCTAATAATTTTTTAGATGCATCTTTACCTATGTAATCTTGAATTTTATCTTTTGTAATTCTTTCTGATAAAACATTATTTCCTTCCAAGTCATAAGCATGAAAAACTCCTTTTTCTGAATTTGGTTCATCAAAATATCTTACTTTGCTTATTTGTTTACTAAGGTCATATCTCTCGGCTTGTTGCGCCCCAGTAGTTAAACCAATCCTGTCGTAGCCTTTATCCACGGCTTCTTTGATTGCTCTCTTTAAAGCTAATTGATGCCATGTGTCTTTGAATGGTGCGTCTGGTACTTGACTTGAAAAGTCTTTACTTTTTTGTTTAAAGGCTTCTTCTTTTTCTTTAAACATATCCCATCTTTGTTGCCCCTCAAGAGACACAAAACCATTTTGTTTTTCTTGTTTTACCAGTTCTGCAACTAAACTATTTCTTTCGTTGGCAATAGCTTTAGATTCAACTTCTAATGCTTTTTTGGATTCTGGGTTTACATACCCTCTTTCTCGACCAGCTTGATGCCAATCTGACTGCACTTCCTCAATCAATAGCATCTTTTTGCCTTGTGCGTCCACACGGTCATTAACTCTCATGTGGGCTAAAACATTAGGGTCACTCCAATGGCTTGATCTGTAACCAGCCTCGCCTCTTAATGATTCGCCTTGTTTGTAAGTACCGCCCACTTCTTGGGCAGCTCGTTTTGCATATTCTTCTGATGAATATCCCCCAATAGATGCACCATTAGGTCTATAAACCATCCATTGCTGTACAACATTTTCGGTTGGTGGTAGTTTTAACAATATTTCTCGGTAGTTCTCACCACCAGGCAATTGATATTTTTCGTATTTAGTAGGTGTTGGTTCTGGGACTACATAAGCTGCGTTTGCTTCCGCATCTCGCATACTTCTCAATTCTTCTGACTTTTGCTGAAAGTCACCCATATTGCGAGGAGTAGAACGAATTTGTTGTAACCTTGCTTCTGCCAAGTTGTAAGCCTCGTAATCTTGTGCCGTAGGCATATATCCCTGAGTGTTTAGTCTGGCATGGGCATTGGCAAAATTATCTCTAGCGACCATTGTTTGCTCATCTAAAGCCTTGTTAAATTTAGAATATTCACTTTCCAAAGCCTGTATTTGTGGGTTGTATTTATTAAATATTTCTTCCCGTTTGGCTATTCCTACTGGGTCTGCTGAAACAGTTGCCCCCAATTGACGCTCTTGTAAATTGATACGGTTGTTGGCAATAAAGTCTTGCACCTCTTGGCGCGTCACATTGGTCTTGCCTTTTAGGAAGTCTTCCAACCCCATAGCCTCAATCTCGTACTTCTTAACATCCTGACCCTTTGACAAGTCATTCAAGAAAGATGCACCAGTGCCTTGTTTTCTAGGTATATTCAAGGCTTGTTGTTCCACGGCACTATAAAACCCAAGTGGCGAGACTTCAGCCTTTGGTTTCATTACGCTTTGCGCCAATAGATTTGCATTAGGTTCTACCGCATACATAGGCTTTGGAGTAATAGCCCCAAGGAATGACTTAGGTCTCTCGCCAAGCAAAGTGGCATTTACCTCTTCACCAAGCATCCCCAACCCTTGTTTGCCAAACTTACCCCCAGCCAAGGCAGCTTGTCTCGCAACACGAGCAGCTTGCAGAATCTCCGCAGGACTCAAAGGCACAAACGATCCCACATTCCCAGCCAGTTGACCAGCAGGCGAAGTAGGAGCCAAAGGCAAAGTCTGCATTAACTCTTGGCTACCGTAGGGAACTTGCTGTTGAGGAGCGTAGTTCACATCCCCATACATCTCCATCGGATTAGGAGAACGGAAAGTATTTAGTACATCGGGAATCGCTCCCATCGTAGTAGCAAACCTACCCCTCATAAACTGTAAAGGCATCTCAGCAGACGCTTGGGGATCATTGAACTGACGGTTACGTCTAAGTTGTGGATAGTACCCAAACGCTGCACCAAGCGCGTTAGAGCCTTCTGGAGTCAATGCGTTGTTTACGGGCATGGGGCAATCTTAACAAAAAAAAATAAAAAATTGTTCACGCACACACCGTTCCTGTGACCTTTCCTGTCGGGTACACCCCCCCCTCGGTTTTTTGGATGGGGACGGGCATGGTGCGCTTGGGGCATTTGTCCACAGTGCCAATGCCTAGTTGTCCACAGATCGCATGGTTTACCTGTTGGTTATGCACATTCATGCTTACAAACCTGTGCATAACCGATAAATAACTTTACATAATGAACATAGTGTAAAGCAGTCATATGCTTTAGTTCTCGTTCTTATCCCTAATGTCAGTAACATTACCTCTGTCGTGCGTTACCCTTGCTTGTGCCTCGTTGATAGCGTCTATTACGCTGATACGTTGGTCAACAACGCTGACATCGATGCGGTCTCCGTAAGTCTTGGGCTTTAACTTACTGGCTATCCACTTGCGCGTATCAACCCTCAGTCTTTTGTTCTGCACCCAAGCGTTAAGGGAAGCGCCTTCTAAACCCTCTGGTGGGTCTTCGTCCGCTAGTTCTAGTATCTCTTCAGCCAACCTATCAGCGCGGTGCTGTAGCGCTCTCTCATAGGCTTCGCGGAACACTACGTTGTCTTTGATCATCAACCTAGCCAACGCATGGCTTGGCATGTTCGGGGCTTTCAGTACGCTACTGAGACTCTTGCCATCAGCTATGCCTTCAACGATTGTTTCCCAGATCGGATTGTCTAAGCCATAAAGCACAGGTCTGCCCATGCCTTTCTTTTCCACAGTCTTTTCTAGTGCTGTAATCATTTCTGCCTCATGCGTGCGCGTAGTTATCTAAATTGTCAACGAAAAGCGCTTTGGTTGTCTATTCTCTTTGTGTCTTTGTGAAAAAGCGTAGGAGCGTCAATCTTGTCTTGATCACTCCTACCTAAACTTGGCAACTGCTTACCAATCTCTCTTACCATTCCCTACCTAATCCCAATACCGTTCTGCCTTACTAATGCTTTTTTACTACTCTGATTGGGAGTCGATAACCGTTCACATAAAGCAGTGTTCTGTACCCGCACAACACAATTCGTTTAAGTACAAAAGGCGCTAACCCTTTTTCGGTTACCAACACGGCTGGAGACTGTCAGGGCATATTCTTACCTGAGAAACCCAGTATTAACTGCAATGCAATCAATCTCCATGCGTGTTGATTCCTATTTTATCCCTCTCTTTTGTAACTCTACCAAAGTTTTGGCATATGCGTTATCCCACATCATCTGCCTTTCCTCTTTCGACAAGCACATCCCTTGATCCAGTTCGGCATGGCATGAATAGCAAAGCGCTGCCGTGAACTCATCACTTGCCTTTAAACTTCTGGCTTTTCCATGTTTTGACCAATTGGAATGCGCTGCTTGGGTTTGTCCCTCAATCCCACAATGTTGACACGGCAAAGATGCAACATTCATTAAATGCTTGCGACTACGAAAATACTGGAATTTTGGTCTGCCAATCATGTCTCACCTGTTGCGGGAACATAAAAATCACCAAAATGCTGTTTTGCTTCAATTTCATATGCTTTTTTGGCATCGCTTAACAAATCAAATCTACCAATAAATTTGTGTTTATTGTCAATTTGTATTTGTGAAAGCCATTTTTTTTTCGCTTTATCCCAAGTAACGCCTCGAATACCACTAGTATTGTCTTTTCTTACATGACAATTCATAGCATTTTGTGATTTTGTTGCTAGTCGTAGATTTTCTATCCGATCATTTGTCTTATCTTTATCTATGTGGTCTACAAATTCAGGCATATATCCGTGGTGCATAAGAAAAATCACACGATGAACGAGATAAGATTTTTTTTCTATGCTTACTTGTCTATATCCACGATTAAATGTGTTTCCTGCAAGGCTTCCTTTTTTTGAATTTCCTTGAGAAATCTTACGAAACAAATGTCCATCTTTGTATTCAAATAAAGATGTTACAAATTCTTGCGTTAGCATGATGAATCTTTCATGTTGCGAATCATTGAAGGTTGTGGCAGGCAGTGATTCAATCTGCTTTTCCCCCGCTAAAGGTAGCCACGCCCATATTTTAATTGAAAGTGATGCCGTTTGTAGCACCCCAAGCGTAAAGCCACTCAATGAATTGATTTCCTTGTTCTTTGGTGAAATTTCTTGTTTGAAAACCCAAAGCGACAATTCCTGTCCCATCAAGGTTTGGGACTACTTTTCCGCCACTTGTACCTTGCTCACGCACAAACTGGTCAACCAATAACCTTTTCCAATCCTCAGATGACCATTTAGCACCCATGTGACTGGCTTGCTTGGCTATCTCATCGATCATGGCGTGATACTTCAACTCTTGTTCTCTGGTCTTGTCTGTTGCCTTGATCTCCAACACCAAATGCTTGTCTGCACTCAATGCCGTCAGCACTTTAGGCCATAAATTGACCATCAGCGCTTTAGCTTGTTCCTCAGATGTAAGCAAGAACTTCATTTGTATTCCTCTTCTGCAATTTGGCAAAAGATTGAACACTCAATGTGCTGCTCTTGTGGGTAATTCCCGTCTGTGGGCTTTAATTCATCAAGATAACGGTCTTTGAATATCGTTTGGCTTTTAAATCTTTCCAATTTAGCCATGCGATCAAAATGTTCTGGAAAATCTACCTTAATTTTGTTCCAATAGCCCATTCCACCCTTAACGCACCCAATGCAATTATTGTTGTGATACCCAAGGCGATACATTGCAGGCAGTTCTATGTTGGCGTTTTCCAACATGGCTAGGCAATCCTCCTTGGACAATCCCTTGTCAATCAACGGTGTCCAGATATCCACATCATTGTTTGCGTCTATGAATCTATCAAGCCTGGCTTTTTCTTCAGCCGTATAACCAAACACTTGCCTATCGGTTACCTCTTCAAAGCGTTCCCTGACTTGTTTTTTTAGGGCGCGTGTGCATGGCGCACCTTTTGGTGTTCTGATGTAATTCTTTTCAAACACCCGATAAATTGACCGCTGGTAAAAGTCGTTGCCCAAAATCTGTATTTCCTGACCAAACCATTGTTCGCAGTCTTTTAGGAATCGCTTATTGTCTGGATGCTCTTCTGCCACCTCAGTATAAGCAATTATCAAAGGCAATTTGCCTGTATTCTCAGCAATAGCCAACTTGGTAGCCACCGCAGACGCTGCACCACACGAAAACCAACAAACGATTCTCATCTCTCTTGCACCATCACATTAGCACCAGCGATCTCGTGATACACCTTTGTGATGTGTGCCTCCACTATTTGGGAGTCATCCAAGTAAACAATCCCATTCATAGCATCAGTAATGCTTTTGTAGCAATTATCAATGTCAATACGCTTAGGATATTCCTGACCGCTTAAACAAGCCTCCTTGCGCTTTTTTGAATAGGATGGGGGAACGGCATAGCGGAGGTATAAAAACACGGTTAAAGCCCCTTTTAGCGGTTCTGAAGCCCCTATCGCTTGCCTTGCCTTCAACCCCACAATGGTTTCGTACTCCAAGGTCTTGGAATCGGTGTAGGTTTGGACAAACTGTCCCCGTCTGGCAAACCTTGGTCTGCCCTTGGGTACTGGGTCACCATCAACCGAGAATGTCACTACTAGCGTCATTTTGTTCCTTTTGTGCGTGTTCGTATCCCATTTCCCAAGCATTGATGGCAAAAATAATGGTGTTTATGTCGCAATTTGCTATTTTCAGCATTTCAATCATTTCGTCTTTGCTCATGTAGCACTTTCAGTTTTTGGACAATTAAGGTAGCCAGAATAGGAAAATCCGACTTCAGCAGTTTGCTCATGTGTCTGGCATGGTCTATCGTCCCTTTGTTCATCGCCATCAGAGCGTAGTGGTTGGCTAAATACTCCACAAAGGTCACCTGTTGCGTGTAAGGCTTGATTTGTAACAAATATGGACATGGGTTCTCTGTGGGTTTTGATTCGGTCAAGGATGGCATGGGCTTCAGTCTTGGTCATTTAGGATTCTCCAGGCTGTTGCTGCACACAATGGGACTTGTCCGTTTCCAATGGCTTTAAGTCTGTCCACCCGATTGGCCACCCCATCAGCCACTCTACCCACATCGGGTTCAATGAGCCAGTTGTCTTGGATTGACCAACCACTTTCCCAAGGTCTGGGCTTTGTCTGTTGGATACGCCTGCCGTTTTGCCGTCTTTCCAATCCCGTGCTTTTGGCGATGGCCATTTGTTTTCCACCATCTTTACTCTGTTCGCTAATTGGTCTACAAACCTGCCTTGCATCAAACATTCCATCGAGTTTGTGTTCATGTAATCCCGTGCCGCAGGAGTTGGCCAAGTGTTTTTGGTTATGTAACCAATCGGCTTTCCCAACCCCGACCATTCCACTTGTTCCGAAAGGCATCCCGCCCCCACTCCATTTCTGCCAATTTTCTTGCGATATTCCAGACGTTTTTCCATCGATTCCGCTGACCTTGTCGGAATGTCCACCGTGCTTGGAGTTAGCCACAATCCAAATTCTTTCTCGTTTGTGGTTTGCACCAACATCGGCAGCAGATATAACTCCCCACCGACTGTCATACCCCATTGCGGTAAGGTCTGCAAGGACTCGTTCAAGTCCTCTAGTAACGAGCATTGGACTG